TTCAATTCCGAGCTTGGCTAATTCTTTCAAAGCAACTTTAAATTTGCTATTGAGTTCACCGCTTAGATCATTATCTATTTCTGCATCAGTTTTATATAATTTTGGAGTTTTATTAAATACTCCTTTCTTCGCCACAAAGAACTTTCCATCAGCAGGATCAGTCCCAGCAAAGATCGCAGGCGCGCCATCCCATTTAGTTGTAATACTAACAGGAGCTTTTGTATTACCCGATAACATATCTCGGATATTACGAATATAATTAATTACGTTTCTTGTTCCTTTTACACCACCATCAATAACAGCATCTTCTAAATGCGTCATATGTAAATTGGCATCTGCCTCAGCAAGATATTGGTTATACGACTTCATTTATTTTTCAACCTCAGGTAGCCTTTGTGTTTAAAATCCAATTCTACTTTCTTTCTAACAATTGCCGCTATATCGTTAATTGTCTTAATATCTTTGCGTTGTACATCTTGCATTAACTTGTTCTTAACGTCTTTTAGAATAATATCAATAATACCACTACGATCCATAGCAAGATCAGCTTCATTAATATTTAAATGTTCTTCTGCGTAAGACTTAATCCATTTCTTTGCTTTAGGATTGGTGATATTAGATTTGGCAAATTTAGCTGCCCACTTATATCCTGCCATAATTCCTTTATTACTATCAGCATCTTGAGAATTATCAATTACTTGGAAACTAGAACCAAACATACTTTGGAATGAACCGATGTTCTTTTGTACTTCTTTCCATAAAGTAACAACTTGAGTACTTGGTAATGATCTTGGTCTTGCGTCATTACGAGCAATCGCAGTATCTAAATCTGTATTGACATAAATCATTCCAACGTCATAACCAATTGATCTTAATTCTTTTATTTGACCTTGTATCTTTGCTACATTCTTACCTGTACCATCAATAACTAAACCGAGCCGACCAGTAATATAACCTTGCATTTTAATAGCAGTGAGTTTCTTTGCCTTGTCTCTTATTTCCTGTCCTTGTGTTGAAAAGATAGTATCAGGATCCATTATTAGTTTAGCTTTGTTCATTGCCAACTCAAACGCATCGTCTGAATTAACAACTTTAAATCCAAGAGCAGGTAATGCTGTTTTACCAACAATAAACGATTTACCTGAACCAGGTCCGCCTGCTAAAAAGATTGCTTTGAATATCGCAGGATCGTTTGGTCCTTCGTCAATAAATGTTTTAAAATCCTTCATAAAGAAATATTTCCTGGTATGCCTGTTGCTGAACTTACTTCTACTCCGAAGAACTTCATTAAACTCGCAAACATTTTCTTACCCATCTTTGCGATCTTTGTTAGTATTGCTTTCATCTTAGCAAGAACTTTGCCAACTGCAGCTTTAACTTTATTTACAAACGCCTGACCTTTGTCCTTTGCCCAATCACCTGCTTTCTTTAACATATCAAGTGGTCCTTCTGAAATAAAGTCTTCGGTTAACATTAAACCGTCGAGTTGTTCCATTTCAGATAATACAATACCTCTTAATGTTTCTGATTCTTTAATACCTAAACGTAATGCTGAATAGGCAGGAGCACCACCCCCACCAGATTTAAATGAAACGACAGGTTTAACTGTTTGCGAATATTTAATAATGATTGGATCTTTGATACTATTAATAGGTTGAACTTCAATTCCACCTGATAGATTAAACTTACCTAATAGATTAGCTGCGGCAGGAGAACCTGCACCACCAAATTTATGATTGCCTGTTGCTGCTTCAAGTACAATATGTTTACTGAATAAAGCATTGACTGCTGTATCTTGATTGATAAGGCCTTCGAGCATTTTAGTTAATTCTCTATTACCTTTATCCTTTGCTTGGAAATCAATCACTGCATCAGTCTTTACACCAGCCTTTGATTGTTTACGCAAATCACCAGCGGTCTCTCTCGATATTAGAGATGACATATTGGTTTCCATTGTACTAACAAGTTTGGCTGCCATTGCTCTATCTTCACCCATTTCTGACATTGCTGCCTTAACGATTGCGATAGCTTCTGATCTAGTTGGTGAAGCAAGTTGTGATCCACCAGATTTCTTTAATGATATCTTTTCTTTAAAATTAGAAGAGGCAATATCGGTCTTTGGTGTTTTGTTCTTAGCACCTGATTCTTTCCATATAGGTCCTAAAGTAATAGGTCCCATGCCACGGCCGGTTTGTACTAATTGTTTTGCTGTTAATTGCTTATTGAAGTTGGCTGCGATCTTATCAGCAACCTCTTGATAACTTCCAAACTTTTCTGCTACTTCAACTGTTGCTGGGTCTGTTGATTTACCGTTGAGTTTATTGTAAGCGTAAACAATAACATCTTCCCATTCCGCGCCTGTTGGTGGAGAACCTGAAGCTTTAACATGAGTAAAGGAACTCGATTTAAAACCGGTTGCTCCTTTAATATGTATCACTTTACCGTTTGGTGCTTTTAGATACTTTTCTGCTGGACCATCACCATAAGTATAGTCAGCTTTGGTTGCTGCTATAATCTCAAAGTGATCACCAGGCTTATAACCTAAAGCATCTAATTCCCTAAAACCTTTTCCGTTAAAAGCGACTTTGTGTCCTATAACGTAATCGGGCTTTAAGAAACTGGCTTCTGTTATATATGAATTAAAGCTCTTCATCTATTACCTATTAAAATTAGTCTATATCTATAGAGTTATTTATACAGATACTCAAGTTAAAGCAACATCTCCAAAGACCTTCTGGCCTGGCTTGCGTTTGTTCAATCTCATTCCAATATCGGTCTTATCAAAGACTGGTGTACTATCATCCCAATTCTTTTTTCCTTGTTGGCCACCACCTCCGGATGGACCTTCGAGATTGATGTTATCCTGAGCAGATTCTTCGAGTTCATAGATCTTCATCTTTGCTCGTTCAATACCTACAAGGAATCGACGATAGTAACTGATGTCTCCCCAACGATTCTTCAACTGTTTAATCATCAACTGATTCATTTCATCAAGATATTCAGAACTAACCAAACCTAATATACAGTCAGCCGTATGAGTAATACCCATTGACTCAGATGTATTTGTTAGATCAACGTCAGAGTTACCATACGCATCTCTGTTATATTGAGAAGAGGTAACGACAGCACAATTATATTCCATTGCCAATCCACGTACTTCTTCTGCAATTGATTTGACCAAAGTATAACTGTTAGCAGCTGCAGCACCTTTTACTCGAGCAGATGAACAGATGTTCAAGTAATCGAGAAAGATAACGTCAGGAGTAAAGTTCTTTTTGAGTTTGAGTTCGTTTAACAAATGACGGAAGTGACCACTATGAGCAGATCCTGTTGGGAACTCCTTAATAACCAGTTTACCTGTTGTCTTTGTTTTATATCGAGCCATACGTTTCTCAAAAACATCACGAGGTACTTCGGCAACTTCGTCGAGAGTAATATCCATAATGTTTGCGTCAATACGACGACCGATTTCTTCAGCAGCCATTTCCATTGTAATATACAGAACATTCTTTCCATACATCAAATGATTTGCTGCCATATGACATTTAAGTAAAGATTTACCACCACCTGTCGTTGCCAACAGTACGGTCATAGATTTACGAGGTATGCCACCCTTTGTAATTTTGTTTAAGATTTCAATGTCAAACGGTGTACGTTCTTCAACTCTGTGATAATGTTCATAACGATCATCAACATCTTCAAGGAAGTCATGACCAACAGATTGGTCAAAGTTGATACCTAATGAATCCGAGAGCAATCCTGGGATTGCCCCCTTATCCAATTGTTCGTTGTCTTGACCATCAAGAATCAGAATTGCTTTACGTATACTATTATATAGATCTTTGTCTTGACAGAACTTTTCAGTTTCATCAATCAAAAATTCCATATTGGTATCAACGTCAATTGACATACTATCAACTAACTGGTGAACACCTTGATACGTATCTTCGTTCAGATCCTTGCGTTTATCAACAGCAATCTTTAAAGCTTCAAGTGAAGGCGGCTCCTTGTACTTATCAAGGTACTCAGAAGCCGTTTCAAATACTTTACGAAGTACAGTGTCATCGAAATAATCTTCTTTTAAATATGGAAATACCTTACGGCAATAATCCTCATTCAGTATCAGATTCGATAAGATCGTCTTCTCTAGCATTTGCATCTCCCATTACTGCTGCGTTAAGTTTAAACTTGCGTTCAATATATTCGTTGTACTTAGGACATTTCATGATACGTTCAAAGAACTCATCATCAAGCATAATATCCTTCGCTCTACGTTTTGGTTCAAGTACTTCACCGGTAGCCATATTGATTTCGTTATACCAGCCTTGAGTTTTAGAATCAAGATGTCCTGACTCCAAAGCCAATTCCATTAACGATGACCATTTCTGAATACCTTTATCAAATAATACAGTGAAAGGAAGTTTTGATTTTTCCTTAACGTATCTTGACTTTTCAATATTAATAGTAAACTTGAAACCTTCCAAGTCCTTGCCATCCTTCTGCTGAGCTTTACCAATAATGAATACTTGGTTTGCACTATACATAATACCTGTACCACCTGAAACGATGTTCTTAGGGAACAGACCGATTTCTTGGTATACATGGTTGATAGCAATACAAGGAATATCACGAGTAGTCAGTTTAGGTGTAACGATTCTGAATAGTGACTTGAGCTGTTTTGCTCTTGTCATATCAGCAACAGATTTACCATCCATAGCATCATCAACTTCTTTCTTGGAAGCAAGGTTACCGATTGAGTCAATCATAATCATGACACGATCACCTTTACTAACTTCATCAAGACGTCTTGTTAAGTCAAACTTCAACTGTTCTATATCTTCCAATGGCACGTGAATAACACGGTCAATGTCAATATCAAAACTTTCTAAATAATCAGGTGTAATACCATATTCTGAATCATATAGAATAGCAACGCCATCCTTATACTTATCAAGGTATGCCTTCATACAATATAAACCTAAAAGCGTTTTGAAACTTTTAGATACACCAGCCAGGACCGTTAACCCAGGAATCAATCCACCATTAAGACTACCACTAAAGGCAATATTAACAATAGGAAGATCTGTTTTAATAGGATCCTTTGCTTGGAAGAAGTTAGATTTGGAAAGAACCGAAGATCCTTTTACCGAACCTGCCTTCAACATTTTATCGAGTAAACTCATATTTTATTCTCCACTTAGAATTTGATGTAACTTATCGGCAAACGCATCAAGTTTCTCATATCGGTTTGGCCAATAGATGTAATCCTTTTCTGGGTTTGCTTTTAAGTTATTCAATAGCGGTACTACCGCATCATAAATTAATTTTGCCTTAGCAGCGCTCGACTCAGCAGAGGCTGCGGTTGTAGTAACTGCTTCCTTTGCTTGTTGAACAACTTCTAATTCATCGGCGTCAACAGCTGTAAAACCAAAATCAAAATCGAGAATGGTTGTTTCTTTTTCAATAGTCATAAGACCTCCTTAAAAAAGGGGACCTTGCGATCCCCGACAGTTGTTTAACTACGTGCCAATTCCTTAAAAATACTAAGGTCATCATCATCATCACTAGCGGTTGAGCCTACTGAAGCTTCTGCCGTTGCCATTGTTGGCTCAGACGTATCGTTAGACATACTGGATAAATCCAATTCATCTGCCGTTTCAGTAACCGGTGCCGAAGCAGTCGGTGCATTATTTTGTAGATCAAGTACACGATAGAGTTTAGTTTTCAATTCAGAATATGATTTGAAGTTACCTTCAGATACCAATTCCTGTAGAGGATGCTGTTCTCCCCAAACTCTTTCCAACTCTGCATCATCTTCTGACAATGGAGTAGCGGGATCGAATTCAGATTTATCGTAGTTCGGATAACCTTCGAATTGACGGATCTTCAATCTGAAGTTTGCACCTTCCCATAAATCAAACGGGTTGGTTGGTTCTTCATCTTCGAACGTAGGGTTCATAAGATCATTCAATTTATCAAAGATTTTTTTACCAAACTGATACATGAATACTTTACCTTCATTTTCAGTATTGCCTGGGTCTTTAACGATATAGACGTTAGCAGTATACTTCAGCCTGCGCTTCTGTTTACGTGCTTGTTCTTTATCAGCTTCAACACCAGAGTTCCACAGCTTAGAGTTAAACTCTGATACTGGGTCATCCTGATTCATGGTGGTTAGTGAGTTCTCGATATACCAAAGTCCTGTTGGTCCTTGGAAACCGTGGTCCCAAATTCGTACGAAAGGCATTTCTTCACCTTTAGAGGCTGGTAGGAATCTAATGACTGCGAAGCCATTTCCTGCCTTATCTCTTGTTGGTTTCCAAAATTTTCCTGCGTTCGGATCTGAGTAGGATTTTGAAGATATCTTTTCTAGTTGTGAATTCAACTTGTCGAGAGTCTTCGAGCGGTTCTTCTTGAGTGAAGAAAAGTCTGTTAGTGCCATAATTAGTTCTCCTGTTATATAGCGTTATATTTGCGTAGTATTAAATAACAAATCGGTCTTTGATTATTTTCTTAAACCGATCTGCGTCAAAATCCAAAAAGGGTTTATACTTTCTGGATTTGTTTATTATATCAAAAGATACGTGTTTGTCAACTACTTTTTCTTGCCAGTATGAAAATATATTCGCACTGTGAGCAAGAATAGTAAATGTCTCCAAACTAATCTTCTTCTGTAACAACATTGTCATTACCAAAGGATGTTGTCCATCTTTTGATATAAAGTTTCGCTTGTATTCATCGTTAAGATGAGCAAGCTCGGATTTGAAGATATAGCCTAATGATTCTATCCTCTTCCTCCAATTCGTGTACCTGGCTTCTCCTTCACTGTCGAGTAAGTCTCGAACCCAGATGTTTTTATTTATTAAAAGATTACTCAAAATTAAACCTTGAGGGTCATCTTTTTTAGAAAGTTTTGCGAACGAATACGCGTCGTTTCGAGACATAAACGTATCGAAGTTTGCACGTACTTTTCCATTGTATTTAAAGTAATCGTAACCGTCCGTTGTGAAATGTTTCTTTAATGCCAGAAATTTAACGTACGTGTTAAACGAATCATCACTTACTAAAGTCTGTGATATCTTGTTCATCTTCTTTCTTCACCATTCTTAAACTAACTGCCTCAGTCCGTATCTTTTCTTTCAACACCGAACTCTTCTTTACGATTTGTGCGATCGTTTCAATTTCAATACCATTCTTCTCAGAGTAGTCAACGAGAGCATCAATGTATGGTACTCCTGCCGAAATGTGTCTGCTTATTTCGTGGTGGATTTTATCTGGTGTTAAAGCAACAACGGACATATCAGGTTTTTCCTTAGTTTCTTTTTTAGTCATGTATACCTTATATTATATACTAGTTGCCAGGATATGTCAATAGTTATTTTTGTTAATTTCTAAAATGTTTTTTATTTAATTTGAACAACCATTATACAATAGTTTGCTATGTATGTCAATGGTTATTTTTCTGGAATGTATAAAAAATCCGTTCAATCAGTTAGGGGTTAACCTTTTCAATCGAACGGATATATTATAACAAGTTTTGCGCCAGATGTCAATCTATTTATTGATTAATAATTAGAAAGTGTAATGGCAATGATGAAGAACGGCAGGGCGATAGGGAATGTAATAAATGTAAGACATTGCGTGATTTCACAGAACTTACAAACTTTTTCATTATCTCTTAATTTTTCGTATCCAGCAATCAATGCTAAAGTGGTCATCTCTCTCCTTCTTGAGGTATATATTAAATAAAATTATGTTACCACCGGTAACAAAAATTATATATACAAAGTTGAAGAAAATAACACTATAAATTTATATTATATTTAGTAATAGATTATATTACATTTCGTTATAGGTTACACTTCCCTAAAGAGCACGTTTTCTACGTATTGATTCTTGGTTTCCTCAGGTATTCCCATTGCCAAAATTGAACTATGCAGCATTCGATTAAGCTTCTGATTTGCACAATACTTATTTTGTCTTTCGAGAGTATTAATCCATTTCTTAGTGTATTGAGGATTGCCCATTTCCATTGTATAGAACCTCGATAGTTCCAAAGCCATGTTAACGAGTTGCTCTGTTTCTTCGCCTGTACGAATTGCTCCTGCACCTATAATGTTTTCTGAGAATATCTCTAACGCCCAATCTGGCATTTGTCTTTCTTTTGTCCATGTAAACTTTTCGGTTGTAGTTTTGAACTTAATCATATATGGATGCAGAAGAGTTTGGCCAACATCTATTGGAGAGTAATCGCAAAAGCAGCCGCTAATCTTTTTTGGATTCGCTACAATATCTAAACCAAAGATAGGTAGATCAACATGTTCTTGTGGGAATATATTGATATGCATTAACCATAATTTGTTTTTACCAACAGGCTCAATTGTTTTAAGATGAGCTTTACGAATTGTTGAAGACTCCCAAAAGTAATCTGACCACCCAGGCAAATCACCAGCATGAATATGTTTAGGATTCTCGACTCTTGTCATAGAGCCGTCAAATTCGTTAATTAATGTAGAAGCAAGTTTTCTTAATTGGTCGAACAGTTCTGAATCAACAATCATTACTCTTCCTCAAAGGTACCCATCTTTCGAGCCAAAGCGTAATTCTCTGATTCGTATTCTTCTGAATTGTTATGGAATCTTTCAATTAATTCGTGGAACAATCTCTCTGCGTATTCAAAGCAGTTCTTTGCTTCTGCTTCCATACCGTCGTGTAACAGTTCTCTCGTTAATGTAATAAGTTCTCTACGATCTTCAAATTCATACATAAGACCTGACCCAGGAACATTACGTTTAATAATTTGACCACCATGAGCATCACCAAAATGACGAACATATAAATGGGCAATTAGACCATCGTTATTCGCGTCTTCTGATAAAGTATGAATGTGTTTAACGTATTCTCTGGTTGACGGAAGATCATCTTCGACTTCTTCTAAATCATATAGAGCTTCGATTTCTTGAAGATCTTCTTCTATTGCGGTTGATCTAAAGATAGGCTCTAGTTCCATAGGTACAGAGACAGCACCTTCTAAAGCTTTATAGTTCTGCAGTTGAGCATGCAGGTATTCTTGGTATAGTTTAGGACTAATCTCACCGCTTAATAACAAATCTGCAAATTCTGTTCTTTCTGCGTTATCGTGATGGGCTCGAGTTAGTTCTTTTAAATTGTTTGACATTGTAATCCTCTCAAGTTTAATTCATATTGTATATGAAACTATTTATAAATATATTGTTGAACTCAATTGTATATATCCAAATGGAGCTAATATGAAAAAAGAAGTACAATTTTGTGATGTAAAAAGTGAAGCCATTCTCAAAGCAGAAATGGCAAAGATTGCCTACGAAGACGGACCTATAGCAAAAAAGGAATTTAAAGCCCTTGGATATACTGGTCATATCTTTATCGACCACGACGGCGCACAAGCTCATTGTGTATGGAACAAAGAAGAATTTGTTTTATGCTGTAGAGGAACCGAACCAACAGAAATCAACGATCTCAAAGCAGACCTTAATATTTGGCCAGATAGAGCGCAGGTTGGTGGTTGGGTACATAATGGATTCCAAACAGAAATCGATGATATCTGGGAATCTATATTAAATGTAATCAGTAAACAACTTAAGAACAGAAGATTAAGTATATGCGGACATTCATTAGGTGGAGCCATGGCAACAATTGCTGGGTCTCGATTAATGGAACACAAACCCGTTCTATATACTTTCGGATCACCAAGAGTCGGTAACGGAAAATTTGTAAAAGAATGTGCTGATCTTGAACATTATCGTTTTGTAAATAACAATGATTTAGTAACTGTTATACCACCTTGGTTTATGGGTTACCGTCATCACGGTCAAGTTATGTATTTTAACTATAATGGTATTATCAAAAACCTTGCTTGGTGGAGAAAATTAAAAGACAAACTGCGCGGTATATTAACATCGTGGATCAAACTAAAGCCTTTTGACGGACTTACAGATCACTCAATGGATAACTATACAAAATATACTAAGGATAACTAATGGACATTTTAGAGAGACTGTTTGACGATACTTTATGGATTTATACAGCAATCCTTGGCTCAATTGGTGGTGCCGCTTTTCTGTTTTGGTTTAAAGATACAAGAGCAGCTCAATGGGGTGTAGCAAAATTTGATCTTCTGTTAGAAACATTGGCAATACGATGGGGTTGGACATGGTTACAAACTGACCCGCATCTATGGAGAAAGAAATACCCTAAGGTAGTTGCTAAGATTGATGAACTCGAAGAAAGAATTCAATTCCTCGAAATAGATTCTCATCCACCTATTGAAGCTGGTGGTGCAACTGAACTTAAAGCGTTAGTCAATGATAT